CAAGTACATCGCCGCCAACACCCAGATCGATGAGATCGCGCTGGACTTCGTCAAGACCTTCCTCACCGTGAGCATCTCGGTGGCGCTCGGTCTCGGCATTCCGCTGCTCGACATCCAGGGTGGCGACTTCCGCACCATCATCTCGGCTGGTCTCGCCTCAGGGCTGGGCATCGTGGTCAAGGCTCTTGACCGAGATAACAGCGCCTACGGCCTTACCAAGAAGAACTAAGCCGTGCCAGTCCGAGTCAAGCGCCCCTACGGCACTTGCTCGGTCTGTGAGCTACAGAGCAGGGTCTGGGAGGTCGAGTCTGAGGGCGTACTCCTGTGTGGGGTATGCCTCAGGCTGCTGGTAGATCTGGCTCTAGAGGACTTGTCGCAGCCGTCCTAGACGGCTTCCCCTGGGTGATCCCTCCTTCACCCAGGGGCTATCCACCCTGCATAAAAAATAGCCGCGCAACAGGGTTGACAGCCTGAAACCGTTGACCCTATACTGCTTGTGTCAGGAGGAAACCAGCCACTCGGTTGGACTGACACAGGAGGTCAAGATGACAAACGCACAGGCAGTCGAACTGGTCGGTCAGATCGGCAAGGGAAACATCTTCGCAATCTCCGGTGGGCGCGTCGCGCTGATCGGTGGCGAGCTTCTGCTGAAGATTGCTAACGGCTACGCCGTCAAGGTTGCACTCGCCGACAACGACACCTACACGGTGCAGCGCGTCTTCCGTGGCAAGGTCAAGGCAGAGGCATTCAATGTCTTCGCCGATGAGGTTGGCGAAGTTGCCTACACCGCATCCTGCTACTACAACCGAGCCTTCGGTGTGGCGGTGGCAGCGTGAGGGCCGCTATTCTTGACGGTATTGGGTACGCGATCTTCATCGCGTGCATCTACATCGTGCTAGTAGTAGGAGGGTCACTGTGAAAGTCAATCGTAAGAACACGCCCAAGATGGTTGTGCGGCCGTACTTCACATCGGAGTACCAGCAGCTCGAACGCCGCGAGCGCAACATTGAGCGCGCCAAGTTTACCGTCGCATTGATGGTCGCCTGGGTTATCGCTGTTGTGATCTGGGAGGTGGCACGGTGAAAGATCGATATGAACAAGTTGCAGAGCATCTCGACCGCAGGCCGACTTGCCTGAATCTGCGCGAACAGCGCGTGCTGCGGCTGCGATTCGGTCTGGAAGATGGCCGCCAGAAAAGCCTTGAAGATGTTGCTGGCATCCTGAGTTTCACTCGTGAGCGGATTCGTGTCATTGAATCTAGGGCGCTCCGAAAGATTGTTCACCAATCGGTGTGTGTTGCAGCAGATGAAGAGGAGGTCAAGTGAGCAAGCGATACGAGTTCATTAGCGCGCCGCAGCGCAGCCCTGAGTGGTTCGAGATCCGCAAGGGCGGCATCACCGCCACCGGCATCACGGCCATCAACGGCACCTCACCGTACAAGACCGCATACCGTCTCTGGGCGGAGTTGACAGGTCAGGTCGGTGAGCAGGAAGTCGGACCAGCCGCGCAACGCGGTCAACTGCTAGAGCAGGCAGTCGCTGACTACTACACCGCCGAGACTGGCAAGAAGCTGCGGAAGTCCAACGGCATCGTGCGCCTCAAGGAGCACCCTTGGGCAATGGCGTCACTGGACCGCACCATCGTTGGCGACACCACAGGACTCGTAGAGATCAAGACCTCAACGAGCAGCCGCTGGCAGTTGTACCCAGTGCCGCCTGAGTATGTCGATCAGGTGCAGTGGCAGATGTTTATCACTGGCGCTGAGTACTGCGATGTCGCAGTCCTGCTCTCTGGCTTGGTGTTCCGCATTGAGCGCGTGGAGGCTGACCCTGTCTACCAGACGCAACTGTTTGACAAGGCCGTGTCGTTCCGCGAGTTGGTGCAGTCCAAGACTCCGCCACCGCTGACCGGCAACGACAGCGACACGCTCGCTGAAGTCAAGCCGCAAAGCAACAGCACCTACGCCGTGGCTGATCCGCAGCTGGATCACATCGCTCGGCTCTACATTGAAGCGAAGGCGGAGGCAGAGGCTGCCGACGCTGCGCTCAAGGAGATGGCAATCGCCATCAAGGAGGCCATCGGCGACGGCGAAGGCGTCAAGGGTCAAGGGTGGCTTGCCACTTGGAAGACCAACAAGAGCAGCGTCAAGGTGGACTGGGAGTCCATCGCCGATGTCCTGCGTGGCGTAGCGCCAGAAACCTATCAGCAGGCGGTGCAGAAGTTCACCGCAGAGAAGCCAGGGGCGCGCGTATTCCGCGTCTTTGGGAAGGAGGATCAAGCGTGATCGAAGTACCACTTACCACCGCAATCAAGGTGAGGGCGGAAGAGATGTTCAAGCTGGCGCAGTCAACCGATGGGCTGCGCTTCCGCAAGGAGAAGGCGCTCGGCAACACCACTTGGACTGGCGTGCTAGGGCAGGCCGTGTTTGAGTCGGTGCTGCGTGACAAGAAGATGCCGTTCATCCCAGTGGACCTGACGACGCACGACTATGTCGTCTGCGGTCTGAAGGTGGATGTCAAGACCAAGGCGTGGAGCCGACCGGCAGGTGACGATGTCGAGGTCAGCGTCTTTGATTACATCCGAGACCACCAAGATGTGGACTACTACGCCTTCGTTCACTTGCAGCTCGCACCTGGAGAGGACCGCAATGGGCCACCCCACGCGGACAAGTACCAGCGCGCGTGGCTGCTCGGAGTGATGGATAAGAGCCAGTATCTCTATCTGGCATATGAGGTGAAGGAGGGAACGGTATTCGAGAGCGGACACATTGCAAAGGCGAGTTCACTAAATCTGGTAGCGGAGAAACTGCTACCTGTAGAGACCATTGGAGGACCAGAGAATGAGTAAGCAAATCGCAGCGGCACTGGCCGCACCGTTTACCGGAGCAGACCTAAAGACGCGCCCAGGGCGCGGCGGAATGACCTACACCTACGCCGACGCGCGAGCCGTAGCTCAGCGCCTAGACGATGTGCTCGGTCTGGCTGGCTGGCAGTTTGAGGTCAAGGTGGCTGACGCGCAGCGCTTTGTCGTTCACGGCACGCTGGTCGCCGTCATTGACGGCGTGACCACGGTCCGACAGGACTTTGGCTACCCAAACAGCGCGCAGGATGACGAGCCGTACAAGTCAGCAGCCAGCGACGCTCTGCGCCGCTGTGCAGCCCAGATTGGCGTGGGGAGGTCTCTCTACTCGTCTGGCACAGGAACGAGCCTCTCCGTGGCTCCTACACCCCTCTCCGTGGCTTCTGTGAAGGCATCTCAGCCGTCACTTCCCACGAACGATGTGGCCGTCGCAGCCGCAATGCTCTTCGCAGAGGGCGAATGCCCAGACCACCGCACCGCTTGGTCGCTGAAGCCTGCCGGTGTCTCTAAGGCTGGCAAGGCGTACAACGCCTTCTACGCCTGCTCTGGCAAGTCGAACGGCGAGTTCTGCAAGCGCAAGCCGAGCATCGCGTGGGTGAATGCCCAGGTGCGCGATGAGGGTGAGGCAATGCTTGCCGCTAAGGCGAAGGGCCTGCACGATGGCAACCCTGCGCTAGAGACCGCGCTAGAGGAACTGCCGTTCTAAGTTGAGCGGCATCATCAACGGCTGGGAGAGACTGGTGACCTCCACCTCTCCCAGCCACTAACACAGAGCGGAGGACCGATGGAACCACGAGTGATGATTAGCATCAACTTCTACCTTGATCCGGCAATCGCGTCGCTGACTGACTTCCAGTCAACGACCTTCCTCCAGTGCATCATTGCCTCAAAGCGGATGCGGAGCGCTGGCAAGTTCAAGAACCTAGAGCACCTCAAGGCCGTACTGGATTCGGTGCGCGCGCGTGCCATTCCAGCTCTGTTGAAAGAAGAACTCTTGGTCATTGATCAAGACGGTTCCGTTGTGATTCGGAACTACTCTCGCTATCAAGTCGACCTCACCTCAAACGCTCGTGGTGAAGTCTACCGAGCACGAAAAAGGGGTCAGTTGACGGACAGAACTGAAAGTGAAAGAGAACAAGAACTGAACATAACCCCTAAATCCCCTTCTCGGCGAGACGGAAAGAGCAGGCTCTTGCCTATCGGAGAGATTCTCGGAGTGAAGCGCAATGCGTAAGCAAGAGGAGCCGAGCAAGCGTGCTTTGGCAACGAGAGCCTGGAGGGAGAAAGAGACGGAGGACGAACGAGCTGTGAGGGTGTTGAAGTACACGCTCTACAACCATCGGATGACGATGGAGCAGTACACGGCTTTACGGCTGGCACAGGCTGATCGATGTGGAGCGTGCAAGGAGCCGCTCCGCTTTGGCGAGACGAGGGCAGTGACCGTGGATCACGATCCGCGCTGCTGCCAGTACCAGACTCTCAGCACCGGCAGGACAAAGGGAAGGCCGATCTCGTGCGGCAAGTGTGTCAGGGCGCTGCTCTGCTCACCCTGCAACCGAGCCATCGGATTCTTTGAGCGCTACCCACAGCGCGTTCATCAATGGATCGCTTATCTCAGGAGGGTCAATAGATGAGTACCTGTTTCGTATGTGGGATTGCGTTGAAAAGAATCGGATCGCGGAACAAAACTTGTGGTGGCCAGTGCTCACGAACATTCTTCAACTGGAACCGTACGGCCAAAGCGCAGCTGAAGAAGCAGGCTAACTCAAAGCTCAAATGCTTTGTTTGCACAACTGAGTTTGTACCAGCAAGATCTACAAGCATTACCTGCTCAAAGAGGTGTAGAGATAGAACCAGGATTGAACCAATCTACACAGCCAGATCTAGGGCAAGTCGATACGGATTGACACCTGAAGCATTGGAACAACATCTTGTCAATGGGTGTTATGCCCCTGGGTGCGGAGATACTGAAACTTTGGTGGTTGATCACGACCATAAGTGCTGCTCCGGTAGAAGGTCTTGCGGCAAGTGCGTCAGAGGAGCACTCTGTAATAGGCATAACCTTTACCTTGGGTTTATCGAGAAGGACCCTGCGTTTGCCGTATGGGCCTTAGAACAACTAGCAACAGAGGAGGACACCAAGTGAACATCGCATTCGTAGGACCACAGGGGTCA